GACTTACATACTAATGGCTACGGCACGAAAGGCACTGACCTATGGGCCAGCATTATGCCAGATATGCCCGATAACTGTATTGCTATCTATGATGAAACAGGGGTGATTCCTCCAGGCGCACAGGACTATGATATTGATGGATTTGGTACGCAAGTGATTGTCCGTGGCGACTATGATTGGGCAACCGAAAAAATTATTGACATACACCGTTTTGTGACGGGCTGGACCAGCGCAGGACCTATTATAGTGGGTTCAACACACATACAAACGGAACCGACGGGCATCGGATTAGATGCCGAAGGTCGGAACGAATTTAGCGCTCATTACGAGCACTATTGCAAGATCGGAAACAATGTAAACAGAACAGTAACTTAAAAATAATATTATGGCTACAACAGGAAAGAAACGAACCGCGGGAGCGGCCGTAACGATAGGAACCGATGAGGTAGGCTGCCTTACGGGCTGGGACTTCACGACTGAGGTAGGAGAGACAGAAGTATCCTGTCTTTCTGATACCGTAGGTAATCCACCTGTCATTGAGCAGACCTACGAACCGCAATCTGTTAATTATACGGGTTCTGTGGAGGGGATGTCTGTCTTTAGCGACGCTGGTCAATCAGCTATTGAGGCGGCGGCCGATTCAGGAGCAGAAGTAACCTTAGAATTTCGCTACTATGATGGTAGTGGGTATGACTTCACGGGCTTCTTTACTTCGTATAATTTCACGGGTAGTAAGGACGACTTTGCGGAGACGTTCACGGCAGAGATGCGCATTAATTCTAAGGAGCCTGTATCAGCGGGGGCAAGCTAATGGCACAGCCAAATAACGCACACATTTCAGATGAGCTACTGCAATCTGTACAGAATTTACAGGAGCAGGAAAGCGAGCGTCTTGTCATTGATTTTGATGAGGCTGTCGAAGAGCAAAAAGCGAAATCTATTGCTGTTAAGTTTGACGGGGGTATGTATGAACTGCCCGCCGAGGCTCCGGCATGGCTACCGCTCTTTGTGAATCGGCATAGCGACTCCACGGGTGAGCTACCCGACGATAAGAATATGGAGCTTATTGAACGGCTTTTAGGTGAAGAGTTTACCGAGAAGATCGTGGACGGCTCTAATAACTTCGTTTCACTGGAAGCGGTTAATGATCGCATCTTATTGCCCGTTATGGAGCAGTGGGGACTGGAAGCCGAGGACACAACTGAAAAAAAAATGGACTAAACCCGAAAGAAATTGTTTGGGGGTGGGGCTATATCGAAGCTGATTTTCAGCGAGAATATGATATAGACCTCAACCATTTGGTTTTTAGTGAGCGGTGTACGCTTCGGCGGTTTATGATCTTACTGCGTGGGCTGTCCGGCCGTAGCGCGTGGGTAGCTTACTTAGATGAAGACGACGGTAAGACCGCGGCGCGTGGATTAAGTGATAATATGAATAGTGTTGAAAACTTGGATATATAATGGCTATCAAAATCGGCTCCGTTTCTGCTAAGATAACCGCTGATACCAGTAGCTTTGATCGCAGCGTCCGTAATGTACGTCGCAAGGGGTCAAAGCTGGGCAGTAATCTGCAATCGCGGTTTAGCAGTATCGGGCAAAGCATGCAACGGCTGGGGATGAATGCGACGCAATACATTTCCTTGCCTATTGCCGCCGCTTTTGGTGGGGCTGTATTTGCCGCTGGGAACTTTGAAGAGGCGATGGTAGAAGTCCAGAAAGTAACCAACGAAACAACTGCTGATGCCCTTTCCGAGTCCATCAAAGAGATGAGCGAAGTTATCCCTATTGCGCGTACTGAGTTGGCGGGCATTGCCGCTGATGCTGCCCGTTTTGGAGTGCGCGGAGTAGATAATATTGAAGCTTTTACAACCGCTGTTTCAAAAATGGCCGTGGCTACCGACCTTTCCGCAGGGCGCGCGGGGCAGGCGTTTGCTAAGCTAAGCACACTCTTAGATGTCCCTGTACAGGAGGCCGAAAATTTAGGGAGTGCGATTAATGAAGTTTCTAATAATGTTGCCGCAAGTGCCAGCGAGATTGTCGATTCGTTACTTCGTTCAGGGGCCGCGGCCTCTCAGTTTGGCCTTACAGCGCAAGAAATAACGGGTGTGAGTGGAGCATTGAATGCTGTTTCCGAAAGCTCACAACGTGCAGGGAGTCGCTTAAGACGGCTTTTTCAAGTTCTTACTGATCCAAATAAAATCGAAGACGTGGCTGGTGCTATTGGCTTGACTGCCGAAGAGTTTGAGAATCTACGTGAGGAAAGTCCACGGCGTGCACTGCTTGCATTAGTCGAAGCAATGGCCGAAGGAGGACGAGAGGCCGAAAACTTGAAGGGTGTGCTTACTACTGTGACACGGCAAGCGCTTTCTGGGCTGGCAAAGAATATGCAGGGTGTTACCGATGCCATAGGATTGTCAACCAAGGCGTATAAAGACAATGTATCGCTTCAAAAAGAATTTGCAGCCGCTTCTGATACCTTATTTTCAAAAGTTACACTTCTTTGGAATAGGGTAAAAAACTTAGCGGGTGGGTTTGGGGAGATTCTTATCCCAGCCGTGGAGAAAGCCATTACCGTGATCGGCGATATCGCTGATTCTATTGACGGATGGAGCAAGTCAACCAAAACAGCCGTGGCCGTGATTGCAGGCTTGTTAGGTGCTTCGGGGCCTATCATACTGGCATTAGGAGTGTTAACAACGGCTTTTGCGGCGATAAGCTGGCCCGTCGTACTAGGTGTTGCTGCTTTTGCAGGCGCGGCTACGGCCATTGCGTCTAATTGGGAAAGCGTGGTATCATATTTCACAAGCGGAGAGGGAGCGCAATTATGGGATACGGTCAAGACTTCTGCAAAGCAATTATGGGAATCATTAAAAGATACTTTCAAAACCATAGCCCGTGTTATTGGCACGATATGGGCAGCTTTTGGAGATGATATCATTGCTGGAATAAAAAATACCGTTACGATAACGGTGCAGAATATCCGCACGATACTTGCTGTATTCAATCAGATTGTAGATGTGCTTAGTGGTCGCTGGCTTACTGACTGGGAGGGATTTTTGGATGATACTGAAAGCAGATTTTTGACCGTGTTTGGGAAAGGCGGTTCTATACGTACGACGTTAGCATCATTAATAGAGTATGTTGCAGGTACAAGTAGTTTGATAGGTTATCAATTGCGTACGATATTACGAGGATATGAAAGTATAAAGAAGCTGTTTTCTTCTAAAACCGAAGACTTCACAGCGCCTACCAGAGAGGGGTTGGGGGTCTTACAAAACCAGTTTTTAGAAACAAAGCAAAAAGGCCAAGGATTATTTACAAACTTATTTGCCCTACCCAAAGCCCCCGAGGTACCCAAGGTTCCTATACCTAAGCCTGAAGATGAGATTATACAACCTGATATAGATTTTAGTCATGTTCCTCCTATACGGCCTGAGATCATGCCACAAGCCCCTAAATCAGAGATTATATGGGACTTGCCTTCGATTAATAGTTTGATGAGTGGGGTGAACCAAAGTTTAGGGAAAAAATTAAAACTCCCTAAAAAATCAGTGGGGTTCTTCAAACAGCAAATAAGTAATCTACAAAAGAAAGCGAATCAGGCTACAAGTACAGAACAATGGGTAGCCGTACAGCAGCAGATTACAGCTACAAAAGGAAAAATTAGGCAGATAACAGGGCAAGCAAAACAGTCCTCACGTATAATGCAGATGGTGGGTAGAGGTATGTCACGTGCATTCAGTCAGGCTATAATGACAGGGAAAAGCCTAAGTGATACTCTCTCTAGGCTAACCCAGCAGCTTGCTTCTAGTATCCTGCAAAAAGGGCTTATGACGTTACTGACAGGCGGAGCCAGTGCAGGGGCCGGATTACTAGGCAATATTTTTGGCGGCATTTTCCATTCAGGCGGCATTGTGGGCGGCACAGGTGATCAGCCTATTATTGCCAAAAGCGGCGAAGGGGTGTTCACACAAGGGCAGATGAAAGCATTAGGTATGATGGCACAAAGTCCAGACAATTCAGGCGGACAAAGTATGCAAAAAGCGTTTGAGCGAGCGCTAAAAAATACGGTTACTGAGGTTTCACCTTCACGGGTATTTGAACTCAATGAAAAAGGAAAAATAGGAGCATAATGGCACTACGAGCATATTGGGAACATTATAGCAGGCATGGAGAGCTTGACAGAATTGAAATACATGATCCTAATTATTCAGGATCAGCGATTGAGGTCTCTGCCGCTGGGGATGCTTTCACGTTTAGTCATGATGTTATTACATCTGAATCAAACGAGGCGCTGCTAAATGTACATGCCAATCGTATCCAGGTCGGCAAACTTAAGTTCAATATGCGTGTTGATTCAACGCAAACCGAAGACCTGTTAAGGAATATCCGTGATTCAGTAGGTAATAAATTCAGCTTACGATGGGTCAAGGATGGTACCTTATTTTGGGCGGGTACGATTACAACAAGTATTTTCCAATATCCTGAACAGAAAGCTGCCTATACAGCACAGTTACGTGCTAGTGATTTCGATGTCTTAGATGGAATTGATTATCCGGTTGAAGATAAGCGTCGGACCTTTATATCATCATTTGCAAATATCTTTGCGAAACTTCCTGTAACGCCTAAAATTATCACCCGCACAAGCTGGACGGAGGAGCACCTTGATAATACAATAACAGGACTATATGATTTCTTAGCAGAGATTTATTTAGAGCGGAAGGCTCTTCGTAATTTTGCTGCGACAGGGGGCAGTGAGCCCGAAAATATAAGTTATTTAGAAGCTCTAAAACATATTGCGGCACCTGGGCTTTTCATTCGACAGCATAATGGAGCTATCTATATTGAGCAGCTTACCG